CTTTATCTCAGATGAGAACTAGAACAAGATCAATGACCAAAAACTGGCACTCATGGCCTGGAGCTACTCCTTTAGAGGAGTTCGTTCCTTGCGATGGGTCAGCCCATACAGCCGCTTATGTGACATTTCCGTCTCATAATGTTGCGCTCGATCAAATGACCGAACGCATAACGGACAGTCTAGGAAAGGGCCATTCCCACAAGGTCGTCCATAGAAAGAGGTTCCGATTAATATCGGGGTTCTCTGACTTAAACGATTATGTGTGGCCTGGCGTGCTTGGTGGTAGAGCCGGTCTATCCTCGGACCCTGGAGCTGGACCTTATTGGTACAACTTCGCGTCTTCTGGAGTGGACTACTTCACCACGTTTGATACGTCGTCTGACGTATCATTGCCTAGACACTGGTCAATGAATACATCGTCCTTCAATGAGGCCTCGCTAAAGGCGGGAGTCTTGGAGAAAGCACGGCAGCTTAAGGCTGACGTTCTTCTTGACATAGTTGAAGGTAACCAAATATGGCCATCGATTAAGTCGCTTGCTCTTACGTTACCGGCGTTAGCTAAACAGGTATCCTCTTTAAACAAGGATTACCTTAATATAAAGTTGGATACAGTTATCCGACGATATAATGCTAATACGGTTCCGCTATGGAACAAGGTTAGACCGTTGATGAAAACTGCTTCTGGTAGTTTCTTAGCCTGGAAGTTTGGGGTTGCCCCCTTGCTTTCGGACTTTGAGGCTATCCATAAGTATATGCCTAAGTTGGTTAACGATGTAAAACGACATGCCGCTAATGACGCAAAGCGATATAGCAGTCATGCTATAGCGTCTTGCGCTTATGACAATTCGGAAACGGCGCCAACAACCATTAATGGCTATGTGGCGACGGTCTGGATGACTCAGGGCCGCGTTGTGCAGCAACCTGAGGTTCGGTATGTACTTGTGGTCAAACCTAATGTGACTCCGTTTATGACCTCCTTCTTCTCGAAGGCGGACTTATTCATGAGTCGGTTTGCAACTTCACCTGCTAGGCTAGCGTGGGAGAAAATTCCATTTTCTTTCGTGCTTGACTGGTTTGTTGATTTGAAAGGATCTCTTGATGCTCTTGATAAAGTGGTTGGGTCTGAACCCTACCAAGTCATTAGTTTTACAAGGTCCTTTACCTATAAACTGGCGACGGATGTCTTTTATACACGGCGTTCGCCGTGTAATGGAGGAACATACTTCGACAGGTCTCTAGGCTCATGTGACTTTAGTCACTACGAGCGAATCCCCGTGTCTACGCAGCAGTCTTTGTTGCGTTGGTCACCGCACTTCGGAAAAAATCAGGCTGCCATCTCGGCAGCTCTGATCGCTCAGCAATTAGCCCGCATAGGGCCTATTCGCCGCGCGTAGTGCGTGTTTGGAATGATAGTCTACTAATAGGAGGCATATGCCAACTAATAATAAACAGGTCGGTTTAACGGTCGGTCAACTATGCGCAGACTTCATGTCTGCGTTTGGTATAACCGGCCTCTCTGCAACTAGCCTAGCTCAGATGAATAAAGTCTTTCAACTTATTCAAATGGGCTATTTAGATGAAATCAAAGATGTTCTACGTCAAGTAGCTACATCTAAGATAACTCATGGTAAGCCTAAGAGGGCCGACTCCATAAAACTTAAGAAAGGCTTTAAATCCTTACTTAAGTGTCATTCCAGCAACAGTCATAAACCTGTGGTATCACTTGTGGTACCCGCAGGAACTGAGAGATTGTATCTCTTGGCTTATGACGCATACGCCACAATAGTGCTCCCTAAGACTAGCGCTCCGATACCTTTTAAAGTATCGTTTCGTGAGCCGAGGGGGAAGCTTGCCATGGCGTATTACGATCTCTCCTCTAAACGGGGGATATTGTAATAGTTCAACAATAAAATACCACTAAGATGAATGCCGACTTGACATTCAATTCAATCGTGTTCAAGAAGACCTTCGATTTGAAGGAACTCTCAGAACGACAATCAACGACTCGCGGGGTTAATACCCCGGATAAGTTGATAATCAAATCGCAGGATTACGTCGATTCAGCTACGAAAGTAGCTGGAAAGCGTTTTACCGGACGAATTGATCGCACCGACATTGACGCAAGCTTGCAGAGTATCACTACTTCTGCATATTTCGTCATCGCAGTACCGTCTACAGCAACTCAAGCGCAAGTCGATAATGTTATCGCTACGTTTAAGGCTGCTGTCGCGGATGCGAATCTTGTCGTTAATATCCTAAACAACGAGAAGTAAGTCCCTTACGGGATTACTCTGTTGTGTGGACTCAGATTGAATAAGTATTCATAGTCGGAATGCTGGCTGTGAATACTTTTCTTCACAGCCGGGCTTCGTGGTAATCCATAATATGCACGTTATAGAACATACATACGTTAGCCTGCTAGCAGATATTGCTAGTCTCTCTGGATTCTCTGAAATACGAGGGTCTTATGAGGGCTTGCAATGGTGCCTAACTGAGGCTCCTAAGCTAGAAAAGCACATATTGGAGTGTATTGAGAGCGGGCGTGAGCCCGAACTCGATATTTTTCCTGTATGGTTGAGGAGACTCGCAGCTGCGTCCGTTTTGGACCCAGTTAAACTGCGATATCTTCGACAGCTTTTGCTGTTCTGCTATAAAGCCGAAGTTACACATGACAATGAAACTACCGAAAAAGCTTTCAAGGCCTTCTTGGAAGTTAATTATACAGTTGGGCGGTTTGGGAACTCCCTGTCTGGGCAGTCCCCTCACTTGCTTGATTGCGCTCGTCGCCACTGCCAGTCGGTGCTGTATCGGTTTAATGATAAGGCTTTATCTCCTTCTCATGGCCCCGGTGCAGTTACCACTTCTAAGGAGAAGTGGACGAAACGATACTCTACGATAGAGTATCTTTATCCGTATGCAGATTACTATAGTCTATATTTTAATATGGATCATAGTTTCGAACATTCGGAACTGGATTATGATGACCTCATAGAAGCTAAGCTCATTGCTGTCCCAAAGGACAGCCGTGGACCTAGACTAATATGTGTTCACCCTGCGGAGGCCATTTGGCTCCAGCAAGGGTTACGGCGTCAGCTGGAACGAGCTATCTCGTCCCATCGTCGTTGTTATGGACCATGGCCGCAAGGCCATATTCATTTCGACGATCAGTCGGTAAACGGAAAGATTGCACTCCTATCATCACGATCGCGGCGTTATGCCACGCTCGATATGAAGGAGGCTTCGGACCGTATATCTGAACCGCTTGTACAAATCCTTTTTGGGGATAAGTATAAGTATTTTGGATGTTGTCGGGCACAGAAAGTTCTGATTCCGAAAGTAGGCAGTTATGCCAATGTTCGGGCGGATATAAATTGCTACGCTCCCATGGGGAACGCTACAACGTTTCCTGTTCAGAGTTTAGTATTCTGGGCCATATGTGTAGCATCATTACAGTGCCGTGGGTTTCATCAACCCGGTGCTGTATTCGTGTTCGGTGATGACATCATAGTCCCTACCGAG